GACGGGGACGTGGAACTACTGGGCGTTGAAACTAGGGTGAGATGATGAGTTACCAGACGGGGGTGGCGACCGATCCGGATGATCTGCTGGACAAGCTGCGGCTGTTTTTGATCGCCGAGGGCTGGACGGTGGACGGCTGGGCGGCGGATACGTACACGCGGTATACGTACAGCGGGATGAATCCGGGCAACGGGTATCGGCTCCACGTGCATAAGGGGGATGCCTACTTCAACTTCCGGTCGTGCATCCGCAACACGCCGTTCTATACGGTCCAGAGCGACAGCACGCCGAACACGGCGGGGTACTACGCCCACGAGGTGACGGGGATCGCGATGAACGGCTCGACGGGCTACAACGGGTCGCTGGCGTGGTACGAACAGCCCGGGGCCCCGCAGCGGGCGGGGACCGGGGGGTTTTATGGCGTGGCCATGACGCGGGTGCCCACCAGCGGGATCCCGTCCTACATCTTCTTCACGGTGGGCGATACCGTGGGCGTGGTGGCCGAGATCGCCACCAACGAGTTTCAATGGCTCGTGTTCGGCTCGCTGGCCAAGTCGGGCAGCTATACCGGGGGGATGTTCTATACGGGCTCCAATCCGGGGTACGCCCCCGAGATGGCGTACTTGGAGAGCGACGCCTACGGCAAGGGACCCTTTGAAAACCCCGGGGCGACGTACTACGCCCGCACGGGGGTGTACCTGGCGGGGGTGGACGGGTATACGGGCTGGCGGCTGGATGTGTCAAGCTACCTGTCGGCGAAGGAGAACCTGCTGGGGCCGCTGGCCGCGGGGGCACTGGAGAGCACGTCGGCGGCCGGCTGGAATGGGTCGTTGCTGACGGCGCTGCTGGCCAAGGAGCCGAATGCCGTGAACGGCAACGTGGCCCTGCTGCCGCTGTACCACTGCATCGGACGCAGCAGCGGGATGGTGACGTATGTGGGGTATCCGGAGGGGCTGGCGGCGGTGCGGATGGACTACGTAAACCCCAAGGACGAGATCACGCTGGGGGCCGATACCTGGGTCCTCTTGCCGGCCCTCAAGAAGGGCACGGGCTACAACAACCAGAACCTCGGCCTGGCGGTGAAGAAGGTGGTCTAAAGGGTGGCCGATCATACCGGACAAATCGCGGTGCCGCCGTTCGGGTGGGTCAATGTCCCGGTGTCGGTGAACATCGAGTCGTTCGCGGGGGACGGCCTGGCGGTGTTTGATGCCTGGGCGGCGTCCGCGGCGGTGTACGGCGCGTGGGGCGATACGCTGCCCGTCGAGACGGTGCAGAACCCCTGGGCGGGCCGGAAGGTTCCCAGCTACCTGGAGGAGTTGTACTACCGAATCCACCTGTATCCGGCGCGGGTTGACTTCGGGCCGATCGTCAGTCAGGTGCAGACCACGTTCTACGTGTGGAACGCGTATTTCGGGGCGAAGATGCTGGCGGACATCGACGAACAGAACGCCGAGGGCCTGGAGATGGACGTGTCGGCGCCGGTCCAGTTCAAGGCCCTGGAGCAGCGGGCGGTGAAGCTGACGGCCTCGACGGAGGGGCCGGCCAGCTTTGAGGCCACGTTCACGTTCGATTTCACGGACGCCAACGACGTGGTGTTTACGGCGACGGGGATCCGCATCTTCCTGCTGGGCTGGCGGCCGCAGGCGCCGCTGGTCGAGCGGCTGGAGTGGAAGACGATGCGGCAGGTGAGCCGGTCGGGCCGGGAGCAGCGGATGGCGCTGCGGCGGGTGCCAAGGCAGAGCTTCGAGATCATAGTCCTGCTGGCGGACCAGGAGGACATCGTCCGGATGCTGGGGGGCCTGCACCGCTGGCAGGACCGGGCGTGGGGGTTTCCGATCTGGACCGAGGCGGTGGAGCATACGGCGGACATCCCCATCGACGCCACGCAGATCACGCTGGACACGTCCAACGCGGACTTCCGGGAAGGCGGTCTGTTGGCGATCTGGCAGGACAATCGACACCACACGCTGGCGACGATCGACAGCATCGTGGGGACGACGGTGACGCTGTCCTCCCCGATCCAGACGGCGTGGCTGGGGCCCAAGCTGATCATGCCGTGCCGAACGGTGGCGATCCAGACGGCGGTGCCGATCCGGGAGTTCATCGACGAATTGATGGAATTGCGTCTGAGCCTTCTGGTAGAGGACAATATCGAATTGACCGGGTACACGCCGGCGATGAGCTACGACGGCAAGGCGGTCGTGACCGAGCCGACGTATGTGGAGGGGAGCATCGACCGCCAGAGCAATGCCCTGGTCGTGATCACCGACTTCGAGACGGGCAAGGCCCACGTGTTCAGCGACCGGGATTTCGAGTTGCAGAAGCAGGCGTATACCGTGCATAAGGAGACGCGGGCGGCGTGCTGGGCGTTCCGCAGGTTCCTCCATTCGCTGCACGGGATGCGGGATGCGTTCTGGCTGCCCACGTTCCGGGCCGAACTGGAGCTGTATGAGACGGCGACGGACCCGAGCACGTCCTTCAAGGTGCAGGCCCGCGACTTCGTGGGTAACTATGCCACGGGCGATGTCCTCAAGAATCATCTGATGGCGGTGTTCTCGGATGGCGAGCGGATCTGCCGGCGGATCACGGGGATCGCCACGGATACGACCTGGGAGGTGGTGACGGTGGATGCGCCCTTCGGCCGGGATCTGGTGGCCGGCCAGGTGAGGCTGCATTGGCTGGACCGGGTGCGGCTGGCGGCCGACGCGGTGGAGATCCGCTGGGACCGGGTGGATGTCCTGGAGGCAACGCTGCAGGTGGAGGCGGTGACGACGTAGCATGACGTACCAGGCCTATGAGAACAGCGACGCCGCGGGACAGCCCATTGAACTGTACCGGTTCGTGCGGGGGCCGGTGAGCTATCGGTATACGTCGGCGGCCGACGAGGTGACGTACAACTCGGAGCGGTACGAGCCGGTCCTGATCCGGCGGTCGGCCCTGGTGACGACGGACGACCCGTGGAAGAACGAGGTGACGGTGAGCGTGCGGCGTAATCACCTTCTGGCGGCCGAGTACCTGATGCGGCCGCTGGAGGAGGTGATCGCCCTGTCGATCCTGCGGGGCCACGAGACGGAGTTCGTGACGCTGTGGCAGGGATTCGTCGCCCAGGTGACGTGGGATGCGGAGCTGGCACATGTCCGGTGCGAGCCGCGGACGGTGTCGTGGTTGCGGGGGGCGCTGCGGCGGCGGTATCAGCGGCTGTGTAACTATGCCCTGTACGGGCCGGGCTGCGGGGTCAACGCCGATCTGTACAAGGAACCGGGGACGGTGGCGTCGGCGGTGGGGCTGACGATCACGGCCAGCGTGTTCAGCGGCCACGCGGAGGGGTACTGGACGGCGGGCAAGATCGTGTATGGGGCGTACAGGCGGCTGATCACGAGCCACACGACGAACACGGTGACGATCTCGTCGGCGATCCCGGGAATCCAGACGGGGGGCACGTTTGACGTGTATCCGGGGTGCGATCATACGCCGGCGACGTGCAAGGCGAAGTTCAATAATCTGGTGAACTTCGGGGGCCAGCCGTGGATTCCGACGAAGAATCCGTTCGGCGGCAGCCCGATCATGTAAGGGGCCGGGCATGTTCTGGAATATCGTGCTGTTTATTGGGGCCATGGCGCTGTCGTATGCCCTGCGGCCCAAGATCAAGGTGACGCACGCCCGGCCGGCGGGGGCGGCCGAGTTCGAGGTGCCCACGGCCCAGGAGGGCCGGGAGGTGCCGGTCCTGTTCGGGACCCGCCGGATCACGGGGCCGAACGTGGTGTGGTGGGGTGATCTGGCCAGCTACCCGATCAAGAGGTGAGGCAAGATGGGGTTGTTTTCCAGCAGCCGAAAGAAGCAGATCATAGGGTACCACTACAGCCTCGGGATGCACATGCTGCTGTGCCACGGCGTGATCGACGGGATCAAGCAGATTTGGGTGGGGGATAAGTGCGCCTGGCCCAACGCCGCGGATGAGACGCAGGTGGCGGCGGACAGCCAGAGCCAGGCGGCGATTCAGGAGCCGAATCTGTTTGGGGGACCGGATCGGGAAGGCGGCGTGGCGGGGACGGTGGATTTGGAGTACGGGGGGGCGAGCCAGACGGCCAACGACTACCTCACCAGCCAGTTGGGGGCGGATGTGCCGGCGTTCCGGGGACTGGTGGGCGCGATCCTGCGGCGGGTGGTGGTGGGGACGAGCCCGTATCTCAAGCCGTGGTCGTTTTTGGCCAAGCGGACGGCGGTCTTGACGGACGGCAGTCCGCAGTGGTATCCCGGAAAGGCCGACATCGAGGGCGACCTGAATCCGGCGCATATCATCCGGGAGTGCCTGACCAGCACGCAGTGGGGCCTGGGGTATACCGCCAGCGAGATCGACGCGGCGAGCTTTGAGGCGGCGGCGGATACGCTCTATGCCGAGGGGTTCGGGTTGTCGTTCCTCTGGGCGTCGGGCGAGAGCATCGAGGACTTTATCCGCCAGGTGCTGGCGCACATCGACGGGGTGCTGTTCCTGGACAACGCCACGGGTCAGTTCACGCTGGGCCTGGCGCGGGAGGATTACGTGGCCGGCGACCTGACCGTGTACAACGACGACGACATCGAGACGGTGGAGGATTTCAGTCGGGGCGCGATCGGGGAGGTGCCCAACCAGGTCACGGTGCAGTACGTGGACCGGATCACGAACGAGCCGGCCCTGGCGGTGGTGCATGATGTGGCGATGATCGACCGTCAAGGGGGGGCGGTCATCGACCGGCTGTTTGACTATCCGGGGATCGCCAAGGCCAGCCTGGCGAACGTGGTCGCGGCCCGCGAGCTGCGCCAGCTCACGAGCTGCCTGGCGACGATGAAGATCACCGGCAACCGCCGCATGGCGGGCCTGCAGGTGAACGACGTGTTCAAGCTGACCTGGCCGATCCTGGGGATCAGCGAGATGATCGTCCGCGTGGTGTCGGCGGACTACGGGGAGCTGGTGGAGGGACGCGTGCGGCTGGAGTGCGTGGAGGACGTGTTCAGCGCGGCCACGGCACTGTATGCCGATCCGGCGGCGAGCCAGTGGACCCGGCCCTGGAACGACCCGACGGCGGTGACGGTGCAGGCCCTGATCGAGGCCCCGTACTACACGGTGGCCAGGGACGTGGTGGGGCCGACGGTGGCCGAATCGCTGGGGGCGAATATCGGGTATCTGATGGCGGTCGCCAAGAAACCCACGCTCGACAGCATCGATGCGGAGTATCTGCTGCGGGAGGTGAACGCCGCGGGTTACACCAGCTACGGCGTGGCGGGGTTCTGTCCGACGGCGGAGCTGGTGTTGGGGCTGGACAAGAGCGCGGCGAACGTGGAGATCGCACTGACGGGTGCGGTGGACCTGGAGATGGTGGCCGTGGGGGACTACGCCGTCCTGAACAGTGAGATCCTGATCGTCACGGCGGTGAACACCACCCTGCCCTCCGTGACGGCCAAGCGGGGCGGGGCCGATACCGTGCCCGGCGCGCACAACGCCGGCGACCGAATCTGGTTTGTGGAGTCCGGGGCGTTCCTGTTTGAGGTGGAGTTGGACTCGACGGACACGCCGGGGGTCAAGGTCCTGCCCGCTACGGCCAAGGGCCGCCTGGCGGAGGGATCTGCCGGCGGCATGGATACGACGATCACCGGGCGGTTGTATAAGCCGCTGCCGCCGGCGGTGCTCAGCATCGACGGCGTGCTGTATGGGACGACCTACAGCGGGGACCTGGACCTGACGTGGGAGGACCGCAACCGATTGACGGATGGGGACACCCTGCTGGGGACGGCGGACAGCGGCAGCGACAGCCGGGAAACCAACCAGTCGGTGACGGTGAAGATCTACTCGACGGGGGATGTGCTCAAGCGCACGGCCTCGGGGATCACCACCGGCAGCTACACGTATACGGAGGCGATGGAGATCGCGGACTTTGGGGCCAAGCAGGCCAGCCTCCGGGTGGACGTGTACAGCGTGCGCGACGGCCTGGAGTCCGCGGTCCATAGCCTGGTCGTCAGCCGGTCGGATTATCCG